ATATGCCCTTATTCCTGATTTACCCGTACCAATTACAGGAGCATAGTTTACACTAGAAAAGCTATTGGTGTGTGTAATAGTATAGTTACCTGTTCCATTATCTGTAAGGCTAGAATTGTTTAAACTATCTCGTGTTGAAATAGTGCTTTCACCATCCATATTTATCCATTGCTTTAAGCTACCATTCACAACGTACTGCGTATCAACCGACCCAGCGGTGCTGTGTTCTAGTTGGTCTGCTACAATCTTTCCAGCCATTATGCGAGGTCTCCGTGTATGTTAGAAAATGCAGGGTCAACATCTTCATTAGAGTTGCTTTGGTCTCTACACAATATAGTAACATTTGAGGTGTTTGCCCCAGAATGAATTTGTATTTGATTTCCACTAGCGTGTGCAACATTATAGTTTGCATTGTTCATGTTATTGGTAAAAATAAAAGCATAAGTACCTGTTCCATTATCTGCCGTGCTGCTCACATTAAAACTGTCATCCAACCCAATAGTGCCTGTGCCATCTAATCTTGCCCACATTTTACACAACCCCTGCTGAAGATTGGTCGTGGTTGAATTACCTTCACCTGTGACCGCAATAGAGCCAGCAGTGCTTGTACCCGTGAGCGTGTTTACAAGAATGGTACTCATACTAAGTCTCCTACTGAAACACTTGCGTCAAGTTCCATGTCTGTTGCCGTTGTGGTTTTATAAGTCAAGACTTGATACCCTGTTGTAACTTGTGTAGTAACAGAGTTTCCACCCCCCCTTACGCTGGTGTCATTTTGACCGCTGGATGTATCTGAAGAAGAGGCAGTAGTGGCAAAACCCAGAGAAAGATTAGACGTAAAATTAGCCGAATGTCTTCCTGCAGCCGCATCGTCAACACTGCTTATATTAAAACTACCATCAATATTTGTGTTGGCTTGGTCGTACATTAAACGTGCTTTAGGAACTTCTTGCTTCGTCAGCGTAGCCGCACCGCCAGATGTATTCTGAATTGTATCTGCTTTTAACGTACTCATAGCGTCACCAATGTACCACCAGATTCAACGGTGAGTGTCACACCGCTGGCTACTGTAAGTGGCCCTGTTACGTTAGCGTTCTCTGTTGCCAGAATGGTTGTGTTGGAACTGAGTGTTTGTGCGTTGGTACGAAACATACCGCTTGCCTTAAACGTACCTTTGTTTTCTGCAGCAGGTGTTACAGACGCTGCAGACACACCCATATAGATTACGAAGATGTTACCTGTTCCGCTTGACGGTGCTGCAGTAAAGGTGAGTGTTGTACCGTCTGGCACAGTGAACGCATCAACACTTTCCTGTACGACACCATCTACAGATACAATAATATCTTCTTGAGTTACCGTCTGGTTCAGAGTAAACGTGGTTGTAGACCCGTCACCATTAAACTCTTGGGTAGCAGGTCTAGCCTGAAAACTTGCAGTGATAGGATTACCAATGAGGGGCATGGGCTATTCCTTATGTACTAATTGAGTCAACAACAGAGACCCAAACATCTGCGCTGCTTGCGGTATCGGACTGTACCTTTAGTACGTCACTGGATTGCATTACAATCTTTGCACCACCATCAAGTAACTGTAGTGCCGAACCTGCAGGAATCGGTGCTGTCTTTACGATGTAATAGTCATTTGACCCATCGTTAATAAAGACATCTACATTGATTTGGCTGGTGGTTGTATTAGCAACATTGATACCAACAAGAGCATCATCGGAATTTGCAGTACGTAGCGTAGAAGCTGACGTGCCTACATTCCTTGCAATGTTTCTTTCAAAATCCTGTGCCATGATTTCTCCTGAATACGAGTTACTTAATTATACCATATTTATGTTTATTTGTCAAGCACTAAAGTGCAATTGCCATAGCCACTGCAAAACCTGCTGTAGCACCTGTTGATAGATTAGTTAGCTGTGAGCCATCAACTGCTGGCAGTCTAGCTGACCCATCAAGTTGTACTACATTGTTTGCACTTGTACCTACAGTCTGTGTAGCGGCTGTACCCAAACCAAGTGTAGTGCGCTGCGCTGATGCATCTGCATCATCTAACAGTGCCTTACCTGCCGCTGTTAAATCATATACGGCTGCTGTACCAGAACCAGTAAACTGGATACCCTTATCTGCTGCAGATGTCAGACCAGCAAGTGCAGCAAGTTCTGCGTCATATGCTTGTACGTCACTTCCAATAGCTACACCTAAATTTGTACGTGCAGCAGAAGCAGTGCTTGCTCCTGTACCACCTGCGGCTACAGGCAAGTCACCTGAAGACGTAACACCTGACAGGTCAATAGTAGGTGTAGTCAGTGTTTTGTTAGTTAGGGTTTGTGTAGCTGTTGTACCCACAATCTCCTGATTACCACCAGCAGGTAGGGTCAGTGTGTTTGTTACACCAGCAGAGTGAGGTTGCGCTTGCAGTGTCTGTGCATGTGCGTTACTAGACTCACAATAAAAATTTACTTTTGCTACACTTCCTGTGCCTGTACGTATATCAATCAAACCATCAGATATAGACACACCGCCTGATGAACCATTACCATCAAGGTTTACTACACCAGTTCCGTTTGGTAAGATGTCAATGTTACCATTAGATGTAGATACAATATCATTACCATTAACATCTAAATCACCGCCAAGCTGTGGGGTTGTATCCGCAACTACATCTGTAATACCGCCAAGACCAGATGACAGATTAGCAAGTGATAATTTTTTAAGCGCACTAGCACTAGCATCATGAATTAGAATTGTATCATTGGTTGTGTCTAGTCCTGAAGTAATAGCAGTTTGACCACTAATTACATTAGCATTAACCATTGCTGTTTCAACAGCATCGTTAGCAATAGTTACTGCACCAGCACTGCTAATAGTAACATCACCAGACACAGCAACTGGATTAAAGTTTGTACCATCAGCTACCATGATATGACCAGAGGTGTTTGTACCCATAGTAATATCATCACCAGTTACAGTAAGGTCTCCCGTAACAGTTAGGTTATTGCCTATAGTTACATTATTAGGCAATCCAATAGTAAGTGTTTGACCAGAAGCAGTTGTTTCAATTTCATTAGTTGTACCAGCAATAGTCAGAGACTGCGAATCTAAGTCAATAGCACCTGTACCACTGTCACCTGCAATATCTAAATCTTCTGCAGTAATCTGTGTGTCTACATAATCTTTGACAGCAGCAGATGTTGGTATTGTTGTATCATTGTCATTTGAACCAATACCCTCTGACTCTAATACTATTGTAGCAGCTTTAAAGTTGTCTACTTCAATATTAGACAGAGTATTGTTGTCAGCATCAATTGTTTTATTAGTAAGTGTTTTTGTTGTGGCTGCAAGATACGTATCAAATGTATCTACAGTAGTTTGACGCATAGTTCCTGCGTCATTGGTTACAATACCATCTCCACCTGCTACAGCAGTTGTACCAGCAGAAGTACCACCATCCATTAAGTTTAGTTCTGCTGCCGTAGCTGTAATGGCTGTGCCGTCATAATTAATTGCATCTACATAAGCAGTACCATCAATATATAAATCTTTCCATTCAGCAGAGGTGCTACCAATATCTCTGGTATTATCACCATCAGGAATGAGGTCAGCACCTAACGTGCCTGACACAAGAACATTGCCAGACAGAGTTACTGTGCCAGCAATGTTAGCTGCACCTGCTAAATGTAAGTCTTTAAATTTAAGAGAGGAAGAACCAATATCAACATCATTGGTAGTGACAGGAACAATGACACCATCCTGAAATCTAACTTGTTCTGTTGTAGTGCCAGATACATCAACAAAGACACCAATGCGATTATTGGTATCATCAACAACAACTTTGTTAATAGGTGTAGCAACACCGGGGTCTCCAATTAAACCAATAACTGGACCTTCAGCCGCAGTGCCATCATGCTTGTGACCTGTCGTATTACTAAATACATTGACTAGCTGGTTGAACTCGTCATTACTGTCGGCAGCATTGATAATGTCGCCATCAGTAAATGAGGACTGTCTGGTATAACCTGCCATTAGCGTCTTGCTCCTACATCAAATTCTAGCTGAAAACCCTTCAGCGAATATGGGGCTGATACCCCTCTATCATTAACCCTTAACGCCACAGCAAATCCCGAACCTTCAATCGGTTGCCTGACCAATGGGTTTGACTGTCCACCATATGTTGCCGTTCCATATACTGATGTACCATATACAGCCACAACAGTGGCAGTGTCAAACGGATACGCAGCAGGACGTGGTACTTGTGGTGACTCGTAGTCATATCTTACAAACAGGTCTGCATTAACAGCAGCTTCAGGTGCATAGTTAATAATTATACGCTGAAAGTTCTTACGAATACCTGCATCACCTAGTGATAAGTCAGGAGACCTGTACTTACCTGTAATGGTATTTCCATCAAAGTCATTGCCGCTTTCTTGACGATATACATAACCATCATATTCGCCATGTAAAACTATAGATTCGCCTTGGTCTACAATAAAGTCTGTACTACTTGGTCTTATACCACGAAGGTCTGCAAACTCATATGCTTGTTTTCTAACTGCTATAACACCTGTTGTATTAGCACGTGTTGTATTTGCATTAGAAAAGAATATGCGATACTGTGTTTTATCAGGTAGAACTACACTGTCAAATTCATCAACGTCAGTTAGTCCTTCAAACCTTGGCTGCACCTGTCGGCTAATTGTACCAAGTTCAACGTCACCAATCTTCTCTGTACCAGCAACAGTACGCAGTCCATCTGGACCAAGGAAGATAATGTCACCACCAACTTCCTGAATAGTATGTCCGTTAACACAACCTATTTCACGTGTAACAGGTAACACTTGGAAGTCTGCTATGGTATTGCCGACTAATTTAAATATACGTTCTTCACAGAATATAAACAGTTGGTCACGAAACGGAAACAGTCCAGTAATATTACTGTCTACATTTATTGTACCTGCACCATTAGCTGTACTAAAATCACTATCCGTAAATGGTGCTGTAAAAGTTATTGCCTGTGGTGTAGCAGACATACCAGCAAAAAATAGTGCGTCTTTAAATCCTACTACAAACTTTGGGTCAGCAGGTGCGCCTGTTGCGTTGAGGTCAGTAACAGTAGTGCCATCATACTTGGTCGCATTATTTGCACCATCGGCCCACACGATAAAATCTGTGCCAGCCAAATTGTAACGGAAGTGTGTATATTTACCAGCACTGGTTCTACCTGTATCAATTTGTGTCCAACTACCTGTCTTGCCAGCTTCGTGTATTTTAGTTCCACGGGCTGCAATAACCTTACCGTTAAAGTAAGCAGACATTAGCACTTTTTCACTAGCACTAGCATCCTGTGGTACAATATTACTATTCCACTTTGTATAGCCAGAAATGCGTCTGTATCCACCTTTAATGTCTGGCTCAAAGTTCTGCAACTCAAGTGCCATACCCGGTTGCATTTCAAAGGTAGATAGGTCTAGTACCAATCCTCCAGAACAGGCAAAGGCGAATGGGTTTAATCCTGATTCGTCTGCCATGTGTCACCTAAAATGCTGCTATGTTAATGCCGTATCTCTGTGAGTGCGGTATATAAGTTGACCTTACGTAGTCTGCTCTATTTAGCAGTATAGACTGCATGTGCTTAATACCTTCTTCAAAACGTGAGAAGTTTATACCATACTGCTGCGCTTCACCACGATACTGATAGGCATATGCGGTAGCACCATCTACAATTACCTGACGAAACTGTTCTGGAACTGTAGGTGCATCTGTTGCTGCAGATAAAGCTGTAGGTTTATTAAAGTGTTCATACTTTAAAGTATATGCTTTGTCAGGATATGGATATAAACCATAATTATTATCTGGTGTGCGGAATACATAAATAGGAACACCACCTACATCAGACGTAGTTTCTTGATCTATAAATCTATCTACATATTCTTTGTAGTCAAGCACACGTAGTGTTGTACCAGCTACACCAAGAGTATTATCTTTTGATATTCTAAATGTTTCATAATCAACATGTGTTGCGTCAGTTGGAATACTATAACGTGTTTGACTTGCTACTAATGTTTCTGTTTTTGTAGCATGAGAAAAGGGCCAACCAAACTCACGTTGATTAATATAATTAACGGCATCGTTTACTGCGTTCTTACACTGCACTTGAAAGCCACGTGCGCCAGACACAAAATTAGAGGTAGTTAATTCTACCTCATTCATTCGTGCTAACACTTCGTTTGTCAAGCCTAAGTAATCGTATGCCATATTAAATCCTTAAAGAGTAAGTAGGGGCAAGTTGCCCTGCCCCCACTATAGATTACTTATGCGAGTGTATCACGGTCTACTTCGTCAGCAGTCAATGAACCGGGGTCATCAACATCCATGCAGACAGCAAACATGCGGATTTTACCACCTGTTGTTGTGCCTGTCATTGCTTGAATTTCAATGTCAATGGTATCTGAAGTGCCGCCAATAAGAACAGGAGTTTGTCCTGCCTTAAAAGCATAATCACCTACAGATGCGCCATCAAAATCAAAGCCGTCAACAAAGTTATCAAGGTCTCCGCCTGTGATACCAAAGTCAAAATCTGTGTCAGTTGAAGTACCTGTATGAGCAGATGTTACTTCAAAACCAGCACACATAATGAGGGTATTCGCAGGAATAGTCAAACCCGGAATAACATCGTTAGCAGCTAGGGCTGTACCTTTATCACTTGCAGCAGTAGCAAAGTTTAACTCTGCTGAAAGCAAGTAAGGCTTACGACCACGAGCATCATTTCCACGTGCTACGGAAGTAGTATTATCACCAAGAGCCATAATTCAATCTCCCTTTCTTACACGAGGTTAAACTTAGCATTAACAAGAGCCTCTGGACGAAGAATCTTACGTCCGTAGAGATGCATACCACGAACAATGTCAGCAAAGCTGTCAGGGTCACGATATGTTTCTGTCTTGTTAATCTGTTCTGCAGTAGCAACAGCAGATGAATGTCCACCAACAATCACACCGTAGTTAGATGCGTTTGTACCACCAGTTGTACCAGAACCAGTACCTACTGAAGGTAGATTGTTTGAAACATACACTTGGAAGCCGTGCAGGTTATTCACAACAAGTCCGTTCTGCAGACCTGCACCACCGAAATCTGAGTTCAGAAGTTTTGAATCTTCATCCTTCAGTACCTCAATGAATACTGGGTCTACAACAAGCCAACGGCCTTGTGTATCTACGTTTTGCTGGTCTAGCTTACGAGCCATACGAGCAATAATCATGGTTGGGTTAGCATTACCTGAACCCGGTACTGCTGATGCACCCGGCAGACGTGGCTGAATGCCAATTGATGAACCTGATGAGCCGCCAAATTCGTCAGCTTCCAGTTTCATGCTTGACAGCAGTTCGTCAGTACCTGCAGTGCTTACAGCTTTAGAACCGTTAACAGTTGTATTAACTGTATCGGCTGTGCCATGAATGGCAGACTGCTTAAATCCAGATAAGTAACCAAGAACATCTTGGTCAAACTGGTCAGCCAAACGGTACGCAGCACGGTCACTTGCCAATTGCTGGAAGTTTACGTGGCTGTGTGCCTCTTCAATGTCATCAACCTTAAATGCAAAGTAGTTAGCTTTGTCAATAGTAAGGTTGAAATCTTCATCATCAAGGTCTTGCGGTGTGATTGTTGTACCACGTGCATAAGCCTTGACGGTAATTTCGGGTTCTTTGATAATCTTAACGGAATCACCCATCTGTGCAATTTCACCAAAGTAGTCGTTATTGGTGATTGCCTCAGCAACAGCAGCCTTGCGGAAAGCAAGTTGCACCTGTTTGCTGTAAATGATAGGCGAAAAATTACCGTTAGGAAGATTACCGTACCCACTAGCGGTTGAAAACGCCATAGTACCATCTCCTTATTTGGTAGTTTTTGTTGTAAACAGATACAAACGTAAGCTATTAGAGGCTGCGTTGCTTGGGTGTGTATCCTAGTAAGGTGGCCGCCCTACTCTTCAACAGGCCAAACTCTTCAGGTAATCCGTAAAACTGTGTGTTTGCATTTTGAGTGTACATCATGCGCTTAACGTACACTCTTGATTAACTATAGTTATACACAAATATAACTATTTGTCAACACTTTTTTCTTTAGGTATTTCAATAAAGTTCATGTTCATACTGAAAGACCTACGTTCTCCCTTCGTATAGAAAGGATAAACACAATGAAATAGCTGAGAGGGAAAAACATAAAAGTCACCAACCTGCGGTTTAACAACAAAGTTAGTACATGTATAACCAGATGCTGTGCCACTAGCAAACTGAATATGTCCGTTTGCTGGATGATGGTCTTTATAATCCTCTTCCCATTCCTCTTCTATTCCCTCTGGTAGTTCTAAATATCCAACACAAGATAACCTAGAGCCTGTGTGAATATGTAATGGATTGTACTCATTTTCAAACTGACGTACAAACCAACCAGAAACTATTTGTAATCCGTAGTTAAAGTTTTCAGTATCAAGTGTTTTTACTCCCATAGAGTTTCTATGTTCTGTATAGTTTTGATACTTTCCTACAAACTGGCCTAATCCTTCTTGAGCAATCTTTATGATTTCATCATCAAAGGCTAGTTCCTCTTTAACCTTACCAACTAAGTTATCAGAATAATCCTCTAACTTATCGGACATTTTACTATTTAAACTTTCTACTAATTCATCTGGCATACGAAAGTAACCCATTGTAGGTCCAAATGGAGCAAAAAGTTCTATGTCCTTTTGCGGTTTATATATTACCGTCATCTAGCAGAACCAGATATATCGTAAATAAACTTACCTGTACGGATTGCTTCCATAACTTCTTCGGAACGCTTCTCGTATTCTTGCGGAGACATCGCTTGAACTTGAGACTCTTTTAAATAAGTGGAAGATTCGTCTGCTTGAGGTGTGTTTCGTTCACGTTTCGTTGAAACAGCTTCAGCAGCACCTTTATCTTTTTTAGATTTCTTCTCACCTTTTATTCCTCTATCTACTTTGTACAGGTCAATAGCCCGTGCTGCTGACCTTGCATCATTATCATTTTCATACAACGCATCTTGTACCCACTTAGGTTGTTCATCAGCCCAATCGTGAAAATCATCGCTATCACGAATCTCATCAAAGTCAGGATGCAACTTTAATAATTCAGCTTCAGCTTTTTCTTTTGTTGCTGATTGCTGCATTTCATCAATTGCTTTTATGCGGTCTTCAAGAATACTTGCTTTCTCAGCCGCTTTTTTCATTGCAATTGTTTCTACAATTTTTGCTACATCAGGATATTCTGCTGCCCACTCTTCAATGTCTTCATCTGACTTAGGCAACTTCATTTCTTTTTGTGCTGCAACAGAAAGCTGACGTTTTAAATCATCAATCTCTTTTTTTAATTCTTCAGCTTGTTTCTGCTGATGCCTACGTAAATCAGAGTAACGCTTCTTAAATGTTTTTTCTTCTGCGTTTGTTGGTTCAGCCTCTTGTTCTACAGGTTCTTTTTCTTCACCTGCATTTTCTTTTATAAGCTGTTCTAGTTCTGCCTCTTCACGTTGACGTTTTTCTTCATTCGTATATTTACGATTTGCAAATGCAACTTTCTTTTCTGGTTGCATTTCTTCTGCCATAATAGCTGCTTCAGCCATCTGTTTCTCCTTTGGGGCTAACCGTAGCCAGTGTTGGGGGGTTAGGTAGCCATTGAGTTATGTGGATTATTTTTTAGAAGCTAACCCACTTTGCTTCATCTGTTTAGCAAGACCACCTTTTGCAAATCCTCTGCTGTAGTCTCCCGTTGATACAGCTTCTGCTACAGCCTGTGCTGTATAGTCATCTGCCTGTTGTTGCACACTACCTTCGTATGTGCCACCATCATCACTGTCACCATACTGCTGTGCAAGTTGTTCCCTAGCACGTTTTTGTATATCTTGAATACGTTGTTTTTCGGCTGCAATCTCTGCTTCTTTTTCTTGTCGCATACGAGCCTGTTCACGAATTTCTGCTGCTCTACTTTCTTTCCTTGCTTTTTCAAGACGTTCTTCTGCTTCTTCTCTTACGTCAGTAGCTTTTTGAATACGCTCATCACGTTCTTTATCATACAAAGATTTAAGACCCGCTTGTTTTGCCTGACTTCCTTTGCCAAGTTCTTTATTTCTATCTGTGCCACGAAAAGTATCTACAATACCCTGAACAATACTAGGATTTACTTTTGCTCCTGTTATAGGGTCAAATAAACCACCTGCACCATCAGCAATAAAACCTGTTCCTGTAATAGTGCCTTTTTCTAAATTAGTATCAAAACCAAAAATTGATTTTCCGGGTACTAATGCGCTTACCATACCACTAAGTGGATTAGCAAATTTATCATATCCTAATTGTTTTGCAGCATCTATACGACCTTCAATTTTTTCTATTTCTTCTTTTGACATAGCATTTGGGTCATCATCGGACTGTTTTGCTACTTTTGTTGTTTGTGTAGTTGTAGGTGTTGTTGTAACTTTTTCTTCTGGTTGGTATTTACTTTTTAACATAAAACCTTCTGGTATAGTTGTTACACCCGGAATAAAGTTAATTTGTCTTTCCTCTAATGTATCAGGATTAATAATAGTAACTATTTTAGCCGCACCATCTTCTTGCGCCTGTTCCATAAACTGACCTATTTGAGGAACATCTCCTCCTACAACAGGAGTTGCTTGCTGAGTTGGTGCTTGGTACATAGAAGGAACTTGATACTGAGAAGATGCAGCTTGAGTAGTTTGTTGTGTTGGAAAAGTAGAAGGAGTATAATAAATACCCGGTTGAGTAGTTGTGTTAGTTCCTGTAGCCATACCACCCACTTGCATTTCTTTTACATCATCTTCATTATACTCTTTTTCATCTTCTGTGTCAACTATAATTAAATCAGTAACACCAAAGGGTAAATCATCTGGCATAATAGCATCTTCAGAATTACCCATTTGACCCATAGCTTCCATCATTTTTAAACCTTGCTTTGCTTGTTGGCGCAAGCGCATAAGATTTTCAAGACCAATATAACGAACTACATCTGCTGGAAATACAAATTCTCCCTCGCTTAACATTGCAGGAATATCATCACGTACTTCTTCCTTTGAAGAACCGGGTGGCACATCGTTTCCAGATACAGGGTCTGTTTCACCACCCTCATCTTTTAAACCACCATCTTCTAGTCCACCCTCTGCAAAAGATTTACCTGCAGATTTCATGTCAAGAAAAGATTCTAATATGGCATCCATTTCATCTACTGTAAGTTTAGCTGAATCTCTGTCTGCTCTAAATATATTATAAGCATCGGTAAGTTCTGCAATAGAGGGTAATATTTTACCTTTTTCAGTTGCCATCAATGCACCACCACCAGCAGCTTTTACTTTTTTCTGCTTTGGTAGGTCTCCAAACATTTCCATTTGTTTGTTTAAAGCATTCATATTAATCCACCTTTGCTTTTCATAAATTCAGGCTCACCTGATGTTCTACCGCCAAATAAACCTTTAGCTTGGTCTGGTTCAAGAAGCATATAGCTATCTTCAAATTTAGTTATTTCACTAGGGTCTAAATTGTAACTTTCGTATTGATTCTTGTAAACAAAAGAATCATAGCCATGTTTATTTGCCACACCTTTTAATACTTCAAACCATTTCTTTTTATTTTCAAAGTTTGTTGTATTTAATTTTTTTTCTGCCGCAACACTAGCACGTACTAAGTCTTTCCAAAACTCTACATCGCTAGTTGCTCCTTGTCTTGCTGCTTGAGGATTTACAACATATAACTCTCCACCTACCCGTACAGTTGGACCTTTAGCGATTATATCTGCGTCTTCTGCATCATCCAACATAAATTTAAGCACGTTTTTTTCAGATGTAGGTATAGCTAACTCTGCTCTCCATCTATTTGGCTCACTAAAAAATGAAACATCTGGAACACGAGCAGGTCTTAGTCTTTTCTTTAATTGTAGTGGTAATACACGCTCACCTTTTTTTATGTATTTGCCTTCGCTTCTTAAACGTGCATTTGCCTGTTCAGATGTACCTACATGAAATCCTATATCTGATTCACCCGGACGAACAAAATCAAACTCATCAAAATCTGCAGAAGTAGCATGAAATACTCTTTTACCACCTTGGTAATCTTTTTGTGGTGGTAATATATCTGCTGGTTTTAATGGACCATCTACTTCTTCCGCACCACGAAGGTATACAATTTCAGCTTTAATAGTTGGTCTTTTAGATTTTAAAGCTTCTGCTAAACGGTGATTACCTTCTACGATAAAAGGCTGTCCATCTTCACGAACATGAATAAGAATGTTACCTTCAGGATTATAACCTTTTTCTGCTATACTTTTTTCTAATGCTTTTAATTTATTATGTGCCTCTTCTCCGTCTATAAAAGTTATACCTGTATCCCGAAACTCCTCTTCACCCATCGCACCGGGAATATCTTCAAGTTCTTCAGGTTTAAATTTAGCATTATATATATGACCTGTTTGACCATCTGAACTACCAATATTAGCTTGATAAGTATTTCTTTCACCTCTATCTATAGCTCTTTGCTTTACTTTGTCTGAACTTCTTTGTTTTGTTTGTGCATATGTCTCTTCATATACTTCATTATAACCCGGATTATCCACTGTATACTCAGCATCTTTTCTAAGTAGATTTGCTGTTTTTCTAAACCCTTTACTAGCCATGTCACCAACTATGGGAAGTAAACCCATGACACCACCAGCAGCTTCTATAGCTGCACCAACTTTATCGCCTTTTTCTAATGCTTGTTTTGTTCTTGCTATTGCAGCAGCTTCACCTATACCCGGAAAAGATTCAAAGGCAATTTCTTTAGCAATTTGTTTTGCCTCATCTAAGTTTTCTTGTTTTATATCTTCCTGTGGCAACATCATGTCATCAGGAGACATAAGCCTATCCATTTGTTCCTTTAGAGCCATTTACTTCATCTCTTATAAGTTTAAGTCTACGTAGTGCAGCTATAGCACCTTGTTGCCTGTGAAACAAAACAGCGTCAGTAGATTGCTCTAATGCTTTCTGTTGTGTCTGTATTTGTGCATCAATATAATTATTGAATGCCTCCCATTGGCGGTTGTTGTTGACCCACGGCTTGAGTCTGCTCAATATTTGCTTGTCCATTTCCACTAAATCCTTGTTCACCCGGAACTGGTGCTTGACCAGTACCTATTGTTCCACCACCTGCACCTGTTGGGTCAAGTGGCGCACCTGTTGCTTGAGGTTGTTGCTGCTGCTCTGGTATTGGTGCTTGGAACTGCTTCATCAGTTCTGCTTGCAATGCAGCCTCACTCATGTTGTTGGTTACTTTGTCGGGGTCAAGGTCCATTGACTTTGCAATCTCGCTAATTACATATTGAAACTTAGCAAATGGGGCAAGAGCAGGATTACTTGCAATCTGCAAAAACTGCATTAGTCTTTGACTACGTACTTCGTTAGCCATCAGACTTTCTGTACCACGTGCTTTAACTTCTAAGTCACCCTTAATCTGAGGGTCAAAGTCAAATTGCATATTAAAGCGGAAGAAACCTTCTCCAAGAGGACGAAGCAGGTAATCATCCACATTCTTAATAACAGTCTTAATACTGCCACTTGCAGCGTTCATTAGCATTGAAATACCAGATGCAGTGCGTCCTACACCTGTTACACCTGTTTGCCCATGTGCAAAGCTAGGCATACCTGTAGACTCATCAGATAACTGACGTGCCTTATCAAACAGCATCATGTTTTCAGATGATACGTTAGGAAACTTTGTACCAAAAATAGCTTGGCCCGGTGCGCCAGATTGTCTGCGAAATACCTTGCCCGGATATATAGACATGTCCTGACCGGGTACAAGATTTGTTTCGTCTACCTCAATAAGCAGATTACCTGACAACACAGCGTTGTCTACAGCCATACGCATAAACCCATTCATTAAAGTCTGCGTATCGTCCATGTTTTCAGCAATACCTACACCAAAGAATGAATATGGGTTCATTTCATATGGAGCAGCAGCATATGGAATTTTAGCTGGCTTAAACGGATTAAGCACCATACGAATAAGTTTGTTGTTACAAATCCATACGTTTGCTTGTAATTCATCAAACTCTTTTAGTTCATCTGGTATCTCAACACCCTGCTCTTCAAGCATCTCTGTGTCAACCATACCCCAATACTCAAGAACCTCAAAACGGTCTATGCCGTGTTCTGGCGCATAATCAGATAGGTCATCCTCCCAATACTTCTTGATGTAGTTCTCACCCATCTGAATGCACTCATCAATAACCTGACCACGAAAGTATGGACGTTTCTTGAGCATACGCATTTGTGAACGAGACATCTTATGACGCTCAATAACAAACTGTGCTTCATCCATGTTATTTGAATCTGGGTCAGGATAAAAGTTCCAAACAGAAACATGTTCTACCTGTGGTACAGTTTTAAAGAGTGGGTCATAATTACCCTCATCATCCCAATTAGGATATTCCTTATCTTTTGCAAATGGACCTTTCATAATACCTGTTCCAAACAGTGCCATTTCAAATGAACTGCTACGCAGGTTTTTATTTGCGCCAGACTCTTCAAGCTGGTCATGTATTTTTTTCTGCATCTTTTTAGCCGCAATCATCGCTGGACTAAATTCAATTGCAGTGGGTGTTTTACCCGGCCCTTCTTTTAATTTATCCTGTACACCTTCTAGTTTGTTTTCTAACGGTCCAAGTTTTTCAGACAGCGTTTTAGCCGTTGCACCCGGTGGCAAATCATTTCCATCTCCTTTAAAACCATACGGACTTGTAAGCGAAGTAGACGCTTGCATCTGTTCCGGCTCTTTTGGGTCAAAATGTACATCAGCGACTACTCCTTCAGGAAGTGTTGTAGGCTCAATAGATAAAGGAAACTTATTAGAAGCAAATAAAACATCAACGATTTGACCATACGCAGCAAGCGTTTTGGTTTTAGTAACTTTAATAAAGACACGTGACTTCTCCGACTCTGTAAACTGTACATCAGGACCATATAGACCACGATAATTGCGATAGGCTCTCAGCCAACGCTCTTCATCTTGATAGCGATAATCTTCAGCACGTTTGTATCGCTCAATAATAAAAGGAATAATGTTAGACACATCAGCATCAAAAGTCACAGAATCGTCTGTATCTTCCAACGCAATAGCGTCATCTTCAATCATAATTTCATCTTCAGCCATACTTTTTTTCCTTAGTATCCAAAGGTAGCATCTGCAACCTGCATACCGCCACCGGGCCTACCCATCGGGTCATAATCAAATATACTAAACCTTGGTCGTGACATTATACCATATCTTAACGCATCGTACAAGTGGTCTTCTGCTTTCGTGTCCACATCTTCTGGATTTTTCTTATCCAGTGGAATGGACGGTAGTTGGGAAATGATGTTCGTGCAACTATTAAAGAAAACAAGTCTAGGCTCTTCCGTAAATTCATCTATCTGTAAACGTCTGTGTATTTCGTTTTTACCTGCTACACGACTGCCACGGCTGCGGTCTGATGGTCTCCACCGACAACCTCTGCTTATCATCTGTTCCGCAAGAGAAGGGCCAGTGTCGCCACGCTTGTGCCAAAGACTGCTATCCAAGACACCATATTTAATATTTCCGTCTTCAGCCTCTAATTCCAGTATCATGTCTGCTAAGTCAGTGGCTAAGACTTTTGACACATACAATTCCCTGTACACAATGATTTGCTCAGACGGTGCGACAGCGCACCATACAACACCACTGTAAGAACCATACCCGTAATCACATGCTCTAAACTTAACCCAATTGCTAGGAATATTAAAAGGTTCAATAACATGAATATGACGGTCAAACTCTGTGAACGCAGCACCTTCTTTAATATCCCAATCACCTTCGAGGAGTTGTCTTCTCTGCTGCTCTGGGAGCGACAAGAGCATAGCTTCGTAGTCACCTGCTTGAGCGAGATACGGGTTGTCAGATAATCTAGCAGGAATGAACCTACGTTTAAATAGCGGTCTCCCAGCTTTGCTATGCCCTGCTGGATACCTGAGAGTTTCACCTGTTTCAATATCTGTCGCATCGTATGCCTTGTTATATGGTGCTGGGTCAATAAACATTTTCTTTACCCAGTGATGACCTCTTCCACCGGGGTTTGTAGTTGCCCTCATAAAAATAGGCAAATCAGGGGCAGTGGACCGTAGACGACTTCGCATGTAATTCCATGCATATGGGCTTCCCCATTGGGTCAGTTCGTCAAAGCCTATCCAGCTAAAAGCCAGACCCTGATAGCGCAGGACATCTTCATCTCTGTCGAGGTATGACATCCACAACCTCGCACCAGATGGCGCAGTCCACTGCATTTTTCTTTCTGACCACTTTATTCCGGGCCAGATTTTTGGATAAAGTTCCTGTGACTTAAATATTAGTTCACGTAACTCTTCCGTAGTGTGTCGGAGCAGCAGACCACTAAACTGTGGATGCCCCATGTAGCGAAGAGGGTCTGCAAGCATGGCATATGATTTACCGCCACCTGCTGAACCACCATAAAGAACTTCACGCTCAGATGCTGCAAGAAAGTCTGTCTGTGGGCCGGGGTTAGGTTTGAAAAGTACGTTAGCAGTTTCTTCTATACTTTCAAACTCAACAGCCTCTGACTGCACCTCTTGTATTTCAACCGCTGGCTCTTGCGCCTGTTCTTGCTTCTTTGATTTCTTGCGCTTTGGCGATTGCCTTTTCCGCATACTCTGCCCACTTGCGGAGGCTTTTAGCTTGGTTCTTACGCTGTCGCTCATTACTTAACCGCTTTCTTAATCCTACGTGTGATATATATCTACCACTATTTGTACTCAGCCAGTTAGCTACTTCACGATAGCTGTATTGATTTGTATACGCTCTGGCCTTTTCAAGCAAATCCAACTCAGTTGGAATGGGGTCAAGAATGTCGGGGTCTTCTTCGTTTTGCTTGTAACCAAATGGTACAGTACGTGCAATGCGTGGTATCTGTACCCATTCGTTTTCTTCTTTAATATCTGTTGGCTGTGGTAACTTCCACCGCCCTGCTGTTCTAGTCATTTTTTATTATCTACAGTAGAGACAACCATGCCACCTTTACGAAAATCAATAGCACCAAATCTTTTTGAGTAGTTGTCTTCCATTTTACCTAATTGTTTTTCCATTTGAACAGTGCTACCACCCTTTGTAGCAATTGTTCCTCTAATGCTTTTTATATTTCTTTTTAACTCTTTTTTGTTAAACTTATTATAGTAATCAGACATTAGTCATCATCCTCTACCTTAGCTTTAGCTGGCATAAGCATAACACCACCTGCTGCTTCTACCTGCACCTTCTCTGTTTTAATTAAACCTGTGCGGTCTAACAGTTCTTTTGCTGCTACCATCTTATCACGAATACCAAGTTCAGTTGGGTCGTACAGTGCGCCTGTTACAGCCATAGCAGCTTTAGGTGCATTACGTGCCATGTACATCTGCGTTGCTTCTAGTATCTCTTCCTTGAGACCTTTTACGATTGCAGTTGTAGATGTTGTATCTGAGTAACCAGCAAGTTTCTTGGCGGCAACTACGTCACCACCTGCGTCCTCAAAAAGGACTTCAAGAAACTTCTGTTGTCTTTCGTTTAGTTCTCTAGCCATTAGTCAAATATCTTTTTTGCTTCTGTTGTTAGCATTTCTAAAAATCCGGGGGATTGTTCATACTTCTTTTTATATGCAGCATGAAATCTTTTAGGTGCATTTTTAGGATACGGTTTTGGTTTTGCGCCTGATGGTTTTTTCTTTTTCTTTTTACTAAAACCTATTTGTTCTGATATAGATGCCATTACTTTAACTCCCCATAATGCATAGCATGTGCTAATTTATGGCTGCGTCCTTTTACCTGCACAGCCCAACGACTGTCTAACATTTCACGTGATGCAGTAGGAAAGTCTCCTTCATATACAGCAGCCCACATTTTTTTAAACTTACACAGTCTAGGAACACCCATATTAAATGCCATGTCTACAAGTACAAGCTGACGTACAGCGTCTAAATCTGCCACGCAAGGGTGCGCTTTAAGCAGTTCTTCCTCGACTATCTGCACGTCATTCTCTAATAGATATGCAGCGTCAGCTTCTGTAATACCATGCTCATATACTGCTTCTATGTTTGGAAAGTCCAAAGCATCAAGTTCTTCTTGAGTAATGCCTCTGTCTTCAAGATTTCTGCCTACACCTATTGTATCAATACCAAGTGTATCCTGATAGACCTGAAGACGTAAACCCTCACTCTGAACAAGCTGTTTAATTAAATGTGTGCGAATGTATTTCATCTATTTACCCTTTGCTTCTCTACCTAGATAAATACCATACACACCTGTCATGACACCCATAATAACAGAAACAAATGCTGACTGTTGTGTTGTAGGGTCTGGTAGGTTCATAAACCATTCAGCACAACGCCAAGACATAGCAACAGAAGCAATCATTGTTAGCTTTGCAGTAAGATTAAACTGCAACCATCTTTTCCACCAATCAGCCATAGATTTTTTATCCGTAACAAGAGTTTTATTATTTATTTGTTTTACAAACTCATCTAAGAGTTCTTGTTTATCCATTATTTACACAAGTCTTCATAGCGAAGTGTATGTTGCCTATGCTGTGACAAGTCACCCACGTGGTTGTACGTAAATATTTCTTTGAGTAGAGTTATTATGTGTTTCATTTTTTACCAAAGAATTTTGTAGCTGAACGAACTCCAAAAGAAGCGGCAACGATAACTCCCAAGGAATATTGATACCATTCAGGCATTTTGTTGAGTTGTTCAAATCCATTCTGTACTACACCTTCCATGCCCGGTATAAATGCAAGTATTAATGGAATACTAAATAAAATTACTAGCCACTCGTCTTTCCAACTTGATGACGAAGCACGTGCCATTTCCAAGTCCCAATCAATTTCACCTGTAGCTTTTTTCTGCATTACTACAGCTTCTGCTTGAGCCTTTGCTACTTTTGTAGCTGACTGTGCTTTCTTCTCTTCTACCTTACCCTCAAGCCACGTAGAAGCAATATTACTTATCGGTCCTATCAATGCGGCTAGCATTATGACCCCCTTCTGAATTTAGCGGTTTTCTTTGATATCGCTTTAGGCTGTCTGACGAACTGCTTACCAGCACGAGTTCCTTTTCTTTTAGCACGTGTTGTTGCTGCATACTCTTGCGGGGATAACGCTTTGATAGCTGCTGTCGGTAAATACCGTTCACCAGTTTCACTGGACGGTTTGCCACTTTTGGTTCTCCACTTCTGCTTACCCCAATCTTTCAAACTCTTTTGAGATTTTTTAAGTGCCATTATACACCTTTCAAATAAAACGCCCAAGCAACTAACGCAGCTAACCCAACCGTTCCCACCACACAAACAAGAACTATAATAGCTATTTCAATCCACTGTTCTATTTTACGTTTACGTGCTTCTGCTGCAGCTAATCTATCTTTACGTGCCTGTGCCTGAAACTTTATCCAATCATGCCACAGGCCGGGTCTACCAGTATATATCATAAGCTGCTTTAGTTGTTCTTCCTGCTGCTTTAGCTTTTCAAGATGCATAAACTCTTCTAAGTCTGCACCGCCTACACCACGTCTTTTCTTTTCACCTTTTTTACGTAAGTCTTCTGTAGCATTAACATACTTACCTACTTGTGAAGCAACGTCAGCAATCTCACGTCCATTTTGGATAGCCATCTTAATTGCTGCAAATGCTGCGTTGGCTGCGGCTATCTCTGCTAACATTTGCTACTCCACAATTTTTACGATATAAGTTTTACCGTCTGGTCCTTTGTCTATTTCAACTGTTTTGTTTTCGCAAGAATATCGCACAGTTCCTGTATCTTTATATAAGTTTCTTTCTATTGTGCGTTTTGCTTTTAAACATTTAGATATTTGCTCAAATGGTGTATGCTCTGCGACATGTCCTGAAAGATATAATATTAATGTTATTGTTTCAGTGACCATTTGTCATTTTCTCAATACGTGTTTCTATAGCAGCAATACGCTTTTCATAGAACTCTAATGTTAATTTTTGCTGTTGGTCATGTGGCGCACGACCTTCATCTATTTGTGATGCTAGTTCGTCTAACTGGTCAGCTAGGTGTTCTATTAACATAAACTGCTCAGAGTCAGCAGGTAGACTTCCCATTTCACCACGAGGCCACTTAATGCGAAATTCTGTATTATGGTCTACATTAGACTTCATCATGGTGATGTTAGTCTCTATGGTATTAAGACGTTCTATGATACCAAAGTATGCCCACGTTGCGAGTGACGCTGCGGCAACCATGCTGATAATATTACGAAGAGGTAATGCAACTTCTGTGTTCTCGTTTAATTTTGCAGCCATTAGTTTCTATAGCCACCACCTGCAGCTTTATAAGCCTTCGCCATCATTTGCGCTTTTCTTGCACTCCACTGACCGGGCCTACCGCCTTTTGAGCCAGCCTTAATTCTATTAAATATACGTTTTCTCAAAGCAGGTTTGGTATAATTGCCAGCTTCATTAACCCTGCTTTTAGCTTTTTTCTTTGGAGCCATGTTATTACCTATGCGTTAGGGTCAAAAAATTCTTCTGCTGAAATTGTAGCAACAATACTACTTGCATGACTAGCAGAAATAATTATCTTATCCTCTGATTTTAAAAATAAAGGTTTGTCTAAAGTAAAGACTGACTCTGATGTTATAGTAGCTAGTGAGTGTGCAGTAATTATAGTAGTTGTACTATTAGGAACTTTTTCATATATCTTTATTGTAAATGTTCTTGCACTTGCATTAGCATTAGTTAATAGCAAATGCTTTACTACAGACACATGATTCTTAGGCACAAGATAACAATCAGTATCTCCTGTACCCACAGCAGTTATATCAGTTGTAAACTTTGAGCCATTACTAGCTATAGGCATCAGTCATTCCAATCTAGCACAGTTCTATGCTTACGCCAAAACCAGTTGCCCACAGAAGTGAAAGGCTTGCCCATATTGAGCAAAGCCAATCCAAGGTATCTAACCAAAGTACGTTTTAGGTTTGTTACGTTTATTAACATTCTTTTTATGCACACCCGGTCTGCGTTTAGGTTTTTTCTTTTCTAGTTTTTCTGTGCTGTAAAATCTAGCCATTACTTCTTCTTAGCTGCGCCACCACGCATCATTTTCTTTTTAGCCATTCCACCACGCATCATTTTTTTCTGCGCCATCTTAGCCATGCCAA